CATAATTATTCGTATCGCCTTTCTGAATATGCATAGGAGCAATAATATTTTCATCGCGAAACCATTCATTCCAAATCAAAGCAAAAGCACGAAAAGGAAAAACATTAATACCAGTCGGCAAAAAACGACCGGAAGCAGGATCATTCAGCGGCAAGCCGAAGTGATCGGCAACACCACCTTCAACAACCTCATTAAAAGCCGGATTATTATCAGCTGGAATCTGAGGAGCAACAACAGGATTGCTTTGTACCCAGGCAGACGCAGTATTTTCACCGAAAATCTGCTGCCATTTATCAAAACAAAGTCTCGACGGAACAAAGAAGAAATAAACGTCAAGATAAAGATCATCCATTACCGGCCGTAAATAAGCCGAAGAAAGACGAGTCACAATACTTGCATTGACATCGAACACGTCTCCAGGATAGATTTCCTGCAGATAGATCGGATAAAGAGTACCAACATTACCAGACGTTTTATGAGAAAAAGACATATCGAAACGTGAACGCGGCGCGTGGATCTGAGGAACAGTATTAAAATTAGCCATTATTTACCTCCTCTGCAAGCCTGAAAAGAAACACCGGCTTGCACGAATCATCGGCGTATTTAAACTCACCAGTTTTTGGATCCAAAGATCCAAGCTTATAAAGATCGAGATCATCCGCAATAACGGCAATCTCAGGATGCTTAGCATTTCCTTTAAACATTCGAATCGCGCACGCATCATTGATAGCCGCAAACGGAGCATTAAAAACCATGCCTACGCGGTCATAGGCCATATACAAAAAGAGCTCATTATTCACAGTCTAATACCTCCTCTAGAAACAACCTTAGGAAGATTTTTCGAGTTAGTGTAAGCAGCAGTATTAGAAAACTGCTTCTTATTCGCCTTTTTCGTCAATTTTTTCCGTTTCAGCATTGTTAGAACCTCCATCTGTGTTATTTTCGTTCATTTTTGCTTTGTAAGCAGCAACCGCATCAGAATAAGACTTCTGAAGCTGAGCAATAAGCTTCTCACGCGAAAGATTGGCATACTCAGGATTTTTTGCGCGGCATTCATCCAGCAACTCATCGACCGCAAGAATCTTATCAAGATCGGACTTCTGATGATCAATATCAACTATTTCATCAGAAAACTCAACGGCATAACCATTCATGCCAGCAATCACATCAGAATACTGATCAAGAATAGCTTCAAGCCGCGTACTGAAATAAGAGTCAATAACTGCCTGATCATCCTTCGGAATATCCTTCAAAATAAGCTCGCCGGACTCAGACAAATAAAAATCGTCCGAATACTGCGTGAAGGATTGTTTTTTTGCAGGTGTAGTCCTGAACCATTCAAAAGGCATAACAAAACTCCTTTACATAATTTAGTTTTTAACATTATACAAAAAATTCATGTGGAAAACAAGTGGAAAACTCGCCAAATTTTGTGGAAAAGTTGTGGATAAAAAGTGGAAAACTCGGATAAAAAATTGGAAAACTCAAGCATTTTATTATATAAAATTTGCATTTTCTGTCGTTTACGTAACAAAATTAACATAATTTGAGTAACATAATAAAAGTTATCAACATTGCCTACTAATACTAATACTTCCAAGTACCTTCTTAATAGAGCAGAGGAAGGAAGCGCGCGCGAGGCGCGAAAGACCGAAGAAAATTCTCTTTACAAGCGCAATAAGTCGCAAACTCTTGGCCAGTTATCCGCTTTCCATTCTCGATCTCAAGAGAACGAATACGGCGCAACGGACGAGTGTTAAAACCTTGCTTTTCAAGAGTATCAAGATAAAAACGAGGCAGAGGATACATATTACCGTCAAAATACCGAACACCAGTTAAAAGCATTTCGGGAGTGACAACCGATGCACCAATACCAGGCCTGCGGCTCATGTTAGTAAAAGGCCGGACTTCATGAATACGAGGATCTGATTTCGCGAGATACTTCGCACAATACTTAGCAGAATCAATCGTCACTTCGCCAACACTAACAAAACCATTTTTCCAGATCCGGCACAACATATCAGAACCGAACCGATCTTTAGAAACCTTATAAAGATCTGGAGGAAACCAGCCAAAAAGAATTACATGATAATGCGGCCGATTACGTTTTCCTCCATATTCTCCGCAGGAGAAAAACCTAACCTTAACCGGAGAAATAGCTTTCCTAAGCCGCTTCATAAAAAGCTGAAAATCACGCTTATTTACTTGCTGGTCATCAGGCAAATGCTCATCGTCATAAGTCAACGTAACAAAACAGCCAACATCACCGACAGAATAAAACTCATCCATTATACGCTGCGACCATTGCCGAGCATACTTAGCGCAGCACTCAGAACACCAGCCGCAATCAAACGAATACTTAAAGATCTGAATAGGATGTAAACAGGGCATCAGGTGTCACTCCTCCCTTATAATCAAGTTAATAGACGGGATCCGCCTCAGATCCCTTCGGCGGCCGAAATGCATATACCAATTTTGAACCTTCCTTGCTCCTGCTGCCGGCGGCATCCAGAGAGATTAACGCGCGGCCAATTGCGAAGCTCAGCCGCGACCACAGAAAGGTGGTACGCGCCCATAAGAGCGCAGAATAGCCTTGCGCGGCTATCCTTCGGCCATAAATGGGACGTTTCTTCCCAGAAACGCCCAACGCCTTTTCCGCTGCGCTCGGCTTGAACCGCATCCGCGGCAAATTTGTTTTATCTAAAATTACGCGCGCGCACGCGTAACGCACGCACGCGCGTTAGGTTAAAATTTGCCTCCTCCTCCGGAGTGGTAAACGCCAGAGGCAGCGGAACCTTCAGTTTTGCCGCCGTTATTAGATCCAGAAGAGCTAAAAAGCTCACGAGCAATACTAACGGCGGACATAACCAATGAACCGATAGCCGCTTCTAAACCAACACGCGGAGCGGATGCAGAGGATCCGCTGGCCTGCGCCGACTTCGCCGCAGACGTCGAAGTCGTGGGAACAGTAGCTTGCTGAGCAGAGGCCGCGCCGCCAGAAGTCACAGGCGCGCCGCCGGCCGCATACGCGAGGTACGGATTTAATCCGGCAGCCTTAAAATCAGCAACCTGACGTTGAATGGCAGTATTGGACATACGTTCCTGCCACGCACGATTCTCTTCGGCGGCAAGTTTTTCACGATCCCATTGAATATCAGCCGCCTCGACAGAACGCTGCCAAGCAAGATCATTCTGCTGAACATTCCATTCAGCAGCACGATTCCACATAGCTTGATTAAAAGCATTAGCCTGAGCAGCCTCTTTCGAATTAAAATCATATTGCATCTGAAGTAACTCTTTTTGATAATCCTGCTGCTTAGATCCATCAAGATAACCATAAGCCTCAGAAAGATAAGGATAAGCCTTATCAAGAATAGTACCAAGAGAAGAAGCTACAGAATCATAATTAGAAACACCAGAATGAGAAACTGCAGAATCCATAGCACCAAAAATAATAGGAGTAGCAATAGCCATATCTTCAATCATCCTTCCACAAATAACGAATCATAAAAAGAACACAACAACCAATAACCGCAACAATAAACACCGCTATAGCAGTTGTGCCGAGATCAACGAGCTTTTCCAAAAAAGGGGAGTAGTCATACATAATAACACCTCAAATCCGCAGAGAGCCGCCTACAGGCGGCTCAGAGCGGACAATCAATAACATAACTAGCCGAAGACGCTAATTATGATCAATCAAAGAAGGAACGGAAAACATAGGAAGACGGCGCGTCCCGATATTTTTGAAGTAAATGTCGAAAATAAACTGATCCATAGACGAAGAAGGAACCGCGATAGTACGATCAACATATTCCGGAGTTTCCTGAAGCCAAGAAGCATTCAAAGTCGGAGCATTCGAATAATCATCCGCAAAATGCCAAATATCAAACGAAGTCGAAGAATCAGACCTCATATCGCCAGTGATATAATTAGGACGATACCGAAGATCAGCCCACGCTTCCTGGTAACCAAAAGGAGTACCATTAATAGAATCGCCAGACTGACCATGAATACCGAAAATTTCATCCTTATAAACCGGCTGCTCGCCTATATTCGCAAAAGTAGGATCATAATAGGAAAAACGAGTTGAACGAGACCAGAACTTTTCAATACCTTGCTGATAACTATGACGCTGACGCAAACACATCACGCCAATAACAAAACCATGCTCAACAAAGCCTTTGGTATAACCGCATTTTCCATTCGACAATGAAAACGCGCCAAGAGAAGCAAGAGCATTAGGCTCAGAATCAGTACGAGAAGTTTGAGCAACCTGCTGCACACTCAAAGGCATACGCTTGCCGCCAAGATATTCAGGACGCTGAAGTCTGGCATCAGGACTCTGAACGCCGAAAGCGGCAAGTAGATACTCTGTATAACGACTACCGGATCTAGCAGACCGCTCAAGGATCTTCTGCAGCTGGAAGGCATAACGAAGATCATTAACAGTAGCCATAACACCAGATGCAGAAAGGTCCGCATATAAATTAGTATTTAATTTATCAATAGCACTATAAGTGGAAGCAGAATTATTATGTTTAAAAAGAGAACCGAAATCACCACCGGCAATAGAACCACCAGCAGCAAGAATATTAACATAACTACCAGAAGAATCCATATTATCCGGATACAAGTGAACATAAGAATTAGTATTAACCGGAATAGAGTAATCAACTCCCTTAGCGGTCAACGGAGCAAGACCGGAAACCGGAATTGACACCGCATCACCTTTCTGCGGACCAGGCAGAGCAGAGGTGAAATAATCATGAAATTTCGCAACTTTCGGACAAAGTCCAGTATAATTATTAGCAGACCAGGCATTCGTATTCAGATACTCATAATTATTCGTATCGCCTTTCTGAATATGCATAGGAGCAATAATATTTTCATCGCGAAACCATTCATTCCAAATCAAAGCAAAAGCACGAAAAGGAATAACATTAATACCAG